TCGCGCATCAATAGCCAGATCATAGGCATCGTGCACTTCGATATTGGCCAGATACTTGTTCAGGTATATCTGGTTTACGTCTTGGTCTCTCATCTCACAATCTCCGAACTGTAGCGGCCAGCCTCTCCGGCCAAGTTATGTTATTTAAGTATCTGTGAAATTGCCCAGTATTCAGGATTAAGTATTGCGGTAACAGCAGACTGCAATGCACAGAAAGAAACTATCATTGTGAATAATCCGAAGAAAATAACACAAGCCCACATAAGCACAATAGCAGCCTCATCTGTAATGATTGCTGAAGGGTATCTTTCAGTATCTGTTGCCGGAGGCCGCAATGTCAGGCGATTGATTGTCTTTATGAAAAACACAAAAAGCAATACCATAATTAGTGCAGTAATTACATCAATGGCGGCAGATATTGGGGCCTGCATAACAAGCACGCCGTACAGGTGCTCTGCTGTAGTGCCTAGTTTATCGGCCAGCTTCTGTATCAGTACCATGTATTCGTCTTTCATCTTATCTCTCCCGCCGACACCATGCCGGCTCCATGTGGTGAACTATGCGCCCGGTCCCGTATCCGTTGCAAGTACCGGCTTGCGTCTCCCGACGAACGGCAAGTATTGACTTGCGAACGATTGCCAGCTATAACTTGCCAGACATTACCGGAGAACCTGATATGGCACTCAACAAAACAGACAAACGACGCGAGCAAATCTGCGTCATCATCGACGACCTCGGCGGCCCGCACTTTCTGGCGACCACGTTTCACGTTAGCAGGCAGGCCATCGAGGACTGGTATCGGCGCGACGTTCCTTCAATCCCTCGCAAGCACTGGCCGGCGCTCATTAAGATGGGCGTGTCTCTCGCTGATCTGGCTGGGCTGCCGGAATGACCGCCGCCCAGATGCTGATACGGCTGGTGGCGCTTAACCAGGCGCTTCAAATCGCGAACAAGGAGAATGAGAGATGACATTCGAGAGTGATGCTGGCGTTAAGGCGCATATTGAGAGGTTCAAGAGGCAAAGCGCATCCGATGCAGCGGCTAAGCGCAGATACGGATTAGAGAAGAAAAAGGAATACATGGAGGCAGAGCATTCATACCGCATGAAATTTGGCGACGCACTCATTGGCCCTGTTTTCAAAATGACTGGGAGTGATGCGTGGAAAAAGAATAAAGCGCTAGAAGGCAAGTTCTGGATTGCGCTCAACACAAACAAAAAGGCGCGACTTGGTCGTTGGGTGAAGGTTGAAGAATGCATTTTCAAGCCGGAGAAGGTGAAGGTATGAAAACTGATCGTGAATTGCTGGAATTGGCTGCAAAGGCGGCTGGTGTAGACTGGTTCGATGAGCCTGCCGCTGTGGCTGGAATTGGCCTGCACATGAAAAGCGGGCCATTCTGGAACCCACTCACCGACGATGGCGACGCGCTGCGGCTGGCTGTGAGGTTGAATATTAACGTGCATAAGGGGTTTGTATACACGCCAACAGGGCGGCTGTTTGATTGCCGAGACTGTGCAACTCCAATTGGAGCAACCCGCCGCGCCATCACCCGCGCAGCCGCTGCAATCGGGGAGGGGATGAAGTGAGCGGCCTGTCAGCCTAACAACAACCCGGCACTACGCCGGGTTTTTTATGCGCTGAATTAAAACGGCATTATCGGCGCATACGTCGGGCATTCATTAACCTGGCAGACGTATTCCTCCGGTATCGGGCCATGCACACGGCATTGGCCTTCCCATAGCTCATCACAGTTGATGCATCGCGGCTTGTCGACCTCATCCCGCAGTTCTTTTATCTGTAGCAACTTCGCCTGATATTCTGTCCGTGTCATGAGAAAAGCCTCTCTTTGATGTTGAAGTATTTGCCTTCGCGCTTGTACAGAATGCGGGAAGGCGGGGCGCAAGTGTTGAGCATTGCAGCAGCTTCATCCAGATCAAGCGGCAACGTCGGGGCCATGCTCTTAGCCATTAGGTCGGCCACTATCTTACGGTGCCGACGGCCCATGTCGCCATCCATCAGCACCTGCAAGTATTCGTCAACGTGCGTGGTCAGCCCGCCATAGTAGCGGACAAGCAGCATTTCGTTACCGCTGGCGCGGCTTATGTGCTTACGCCATTGCCAGCCGGAGACAACCATCTCCGTCGGCTTGATGCCCATTATGTCATCATCGCGAAGGTACGCGAGCTTTTCCTTTTCCTCCTTCTCCCACTGGTAGCCACAGGTCGGGCACTTCATCGTGCCGGCACTGACAATCTCGGCGCATTGTGGGCATGTCTTTGTTGGAGCCTCTCCCGTTCCTTTCTTCACTTGCGAAGGCGGCGATACGGCCGTGATTGGGCCATGCATCGCCACATTACCGGCGAAGTCCAGGACCAGGCACTTGCTGGTGTGCTTCTTTAGGCGCATACCGCGTCCGGCCATCTGCACATAAAGGCCCGGCGACATTGTAGGGCGCGCCATTACCAGGCAGTCAATATCAGGCGCGTCAAAGCCGGTTGTCAGGACGTCGCAATTAGTCAGGGCGCGAAGTGTGCCGGCCCTGAATTGCTCGATCAGGTTCTTTCGCTTACCTGGCGGCGTGGTCCCGGTTATCACATCAGCCGATACGCCACGACGGTTTAGCTCATCCGCCATATGCTCGGCATGGCTTACGCCAGTGCAGAAGAAAAGCAGGGACCGGCAATCACTGGCGCGCTGTAGTGTCTCCGTGACGATGCGAGCGGTTGTGTCGTCATTGTCTACCGCCTGCTCTAGCTGGCCGGCGATAAACTCACCGCCTCGCTTGCCGACGGATGAAACGTCAATCTCTGTGCTGGTGTGGTTCGATGACAGCGGCGCAAGGTAGCCGGCTGCTACCAATTCCTCAATAGTGACCGGCTCGATCATGTCATTGAATAGCACATCATCGCCTTCGTGTATCATTCCGTGGCCTAGCCGATACGGTGTAGCGGTCAGGCCGACCACGCGGATATGCGGATTGATTGATTGCAGGTCTTTGATAAAGGCCCGGTACTGCCCCTGCTGTGAGTGGCTGACCATGTGGCACTCATCAATGAAGATCAGGTCAACATGGCCAAGCAGTCGGGCTTTCTTGTGGATGGACTGAATGCCGGCGAAGGTAATGCTTTCATACAGTACCTTTTGTCCAAGGCTTGCGGAGTAGATGCCCATTGGCGCATTCGGCCAGACGGCGCGCATCTTCTGGGCGTTCTGTTCGATCAATTCCTTGACGTGCGTCAACATCAGGACGCGAGTCTCTGGCCATTGCTGCAAGGCGTTATGGATCAGGCTTGCAATGATGAGGCTCTTGCCGGCTCCCGTCGGCAGGACAAGGCATGGATTGCCGGCGTCATGTTCGCGGAACCAGTCATACAGCATGTCAATGGCGCGCTGCTGATAATCGCGGAGCTTCATCCGTCAATCCTCGCATCAAAGGCGGCGCGCAGGTCCAGAAAGTCGCTGTCAGCATTTGCACAGCCTAGCGGATTGGCGACAATCTCCCGACTGGTAAAGGCCGGCGGCTCGCCGTTTATCACTTCCTTACCGTCAATGACGTAGATCAAGTGCGTACCCTGTTCGGTCGGCTTGTACTGCCATGACACAAGGTCGGGATGGATAACGTGCGACTCACAGCCGGCGCGCTGTGCGTCCATATCGGGAATGACTGACTGCCAGCGGGCGCAGGTAGCGGAGCCGTCGCGCTCTGCTGTGAAGTGTGCGCAGGTGCGGCAGTTAATATCAGGCAGGCGCTTGTGGCCGTGGCACAGGTCAGCGGCTGCACAGAATTTGCATTGATACCATGTAGGGTCGGCGCTGATAGGCTCCGGCATTCTGTCGCTCGCAATGATGCGCTGTGCGCGGTCGGCTAGCCTTTCGGCTTCGTCTTTATCAAACCGGACGCGCTCTGTATAAATGCGGTCATCGTCTTTGCATACGGCGAAGTACAGGGCGCGGTCAACTGACATTCTGGCCATATAGGTCTGCATCTGGGCGTAGTGCATGGGCTTTGATGCCTTCACGCCTTTGGCCACGACGTCATTAAATGACTTGAGGCTGTGCGTCTTGGCTTCCAAAACATGCGGCTTTGTCGGGGCTTCTGGAATGCCTGACAAGATCATGCCGTCAATCGAGCCGGCGAAGTGGCCATCTCGAAAACCGTATTGCCGGCCGGTCCCGTCTGCGTCCATGACCTCGCAGCCAGCGGCGCGAAGGTCTGCAATGACGCCGGCTTCTTCTTCATGGCCGCGACGGAACAGGCGAAGGATGCGGCCCTGGAATTGCTCGGGACATGCCCAACGGAATGACAGCCACAGGTAGCGGTCACAGTGGTGGCCTATCTGTGACGCGCCAAGGTGGCCGCGACTAGGCTCGCTGTTAGACTCAAGGGCTTTGTATATTCGGTCGGCAAGTGTATCGGATGGCGGGGGAATTGCTGCCATGGTGTGAGGCTCCATGCGAGGGAAAAGATGGGGCCATTGCTGGCCCCGGTTGCTCTTACTTCTTTGCCCAAGGCGGGGCGGATGCGCTGGCAGGCTGTGAGACTGCACTAGATGGCGCATGGAACGACGGCGCAGGCGCGGCGCTACCATTGCCAGCCTTGTATGCCTTCACCTCGTTTCCGGCTTCATACTGGCCATCTGCTGGCTTGATGGCGAGCTTGACGACAAGGCTACCGCCGATGAGTTGGTCAGTGTCAGACAGCGTGGCCAGCCCGATAGCGCGCATAATGTCGCCCAACTGCTGCCGGCCAATTTCTTCAGCCTTTGGCGACTTATTGCGGATGTTCAGATTGGCAAAGATGGTACGGCCGGCATGAGTTGGCCCGCTCACCTTCATCTTCATCTTGATGTACTGGCCGGAGTTTCCTTGGTCGGATTGACGTCGGCTGACTCAATCGTGACGCTGTAATCGCCGGCCGGCAGCGGCTCAAAGTTGCCGGACTGGCCAACGGGAAGGTCTGCTGCATTGATTGGGGTATCGAGAAATGCCATGAGTTATTGCTCCTGTTCGATTGCAAAAGATGGCCGACCGGCCGTGGTTGTGATTGCGCCAGCCAGTGCGCCGGTTATTTCTGGGGCTGCTGCTTTCCATTCCTTCATATTGAGTTCTGGCTTCCATCGGAACAGAGCAGACAAGGTGTCATGACCGATACCGGATTCCAGTGCCAGTTCCTGCAAGGCTTCAGCATCAACCTTGCGAGTCATGCGGCAAGTAACCTTTACCTTGTAGTCCGCAGCCTCTGTCGTCTGCTGACCTTCGATTGTCGGATTGATGCGCAGGGCTTCTGCCATCTGATCCTCAATCTGCCGACGGCGCTCTTGTGCTGCTGTTTCTTCTGCCTTTGCGTCAATCCACTGAGCGGCCAGAAAAGGCAGATCATCTTTGATGAATGTCACGACTCACCTCCGATCTTGCGAATGATTGCGCCAAGGTCTGGCATCTCCCATGTATCAAGACGGCCGGAGCGGTCTTTTGCCTGCCACAGCCCGTCCGATTGCGTCATCAGGGCGCGTACCGGCTGGCCGTCCTCGCCTTTCTCGACTCGCAAGGCAAGCACCTCATCAAAGTAAAATGGCAGAGCTTGTGCCATTTTGTTACCCGGCATTGATGGAGCATAAGAAACCCGGCCCATCTCATCGGATGATTTCTCTACTTTTGCGGAGAAATACACGTGCTTCCCAGGGATGTCTCGGAATGCGCGGACAAGATCGCTCATAAGCTCTTGCATCTGACCATAGGCTTGCCTTGGGTCAATTAGCTTTCCATTAACTGTTCGCTTCTTCTCGGCACTGAGGACTACCTCGGCTATTTCAGATATAGAATCCAGTGCAATACTCTGAAATTGCTTTGCCTCATCAGCGCCAATCAGCCATTCATACGCATCAGTAATTGATGCCATGTCGCTGATTTCGATAAACGGCAAGTCTGAATCAGCGATAGACAGCAATCCTCCCTCGGCAGAAAAGATCACCGGGTTTGGCAAGGTTGCAATCAGGCTTGTCTTACCGGAGCCAGCGGCCCCATAGACAAGCATCTTTACTCCATTCGCGTGCAGCCCTTTAGTGCTGCGGAGCGATATAGCCATGTTTGATACTCCTAAAGCCAAGTTTGCGTTATGCAGTTCTGGCTACGGTTTACAGATTATCTGCATTGCACTATGATGTCAACTCCAGCGCAAACACTTAGGTGCAAGGCATGAAAACTAGGGAAGCGGTATCATTCTTCGGAGGGGTTAAGCAACTGGCTGATGCCCTTGGCATTTGGCCGCACAATATCAGTCGATGGGGAGAAACAGTCCCAATGGCGAGGCAGTATGAAATAGAAGTAAAAACAGGCGGGAGGCTAAAGGCTGATGATTACAAGAAGTGAAGCTATTTCATCTGGCGTGGCTTTCTACTTCACTGGACAGCCATGTAAGCGAGGCCACGTATCCAGCAGACGAGTTCGCAATTGTTCATGCGTAGAATGCGAGTCTGTATACAGCGACTCGTCTGCAACCTACAAAAAGAATTGGTATTCAGAAAATAGAGAGCGAATCCTTGATAAATCAAGGTCAGCCTATGAAAAGGACGGCAAGGCAAAGAGAGCATATGCGCTTGAGTATCAGAAAAAGAACCTGTCGCGCATAGTTGCTGCTCGTGCTAATCGGCAGAAAACAGACCATGTTTATGCTGTAAAAGAGCGTGTACGCGCCCTGATAAAGCAGTGCCTAAAGACTGCTGGCACTGAAAAGAATACAAGGACTTCCCAAATTTTAGGATGCACTACCAAGCAGTTTAAAGAGCATCTTGAGCGGCAATTTTTGCCTAATATGGGATGGCATAATTTTTCAGAGTGGCACATAGATCATATTGTTCCTATATCTAGTGCAAAGACAGAAGAAGAAGTAATCGCGTTAAATCACTTCACAAATTTAAGGCCGCTGTGGGCTTCCGAAAACCTAAGGAAGTCTAATCGAATGGAGTTCTTAATATAATGGCGAACATAGTCGATCTGATGGGCCAGCCCTTTACACCGCCACAACCAAAGCAACCTGATCCGCCAGAGCTTCAGTTTAAGCAGGCCATCCTGGATGCTGGCATGATTCCCCCGGAATACGTGCAAGCCGATGGCCAGTTGCACCGGTACAGCACAAACGGAAAGAGCCACGATAAGGCAGGCTGGTACATTCTTTATGGCGGCAAGGTGCCGGCCGGCTGTTTTGGGGACTGGCGAATCGGATCTAATGTGCCATTCAGGGCTGACATTTGCCGTGACCTCACAGCGAGCGAGAGCATCGAGCATAGCCGGCGCATGGCAGAGATGAAGGCCATTCGTGAGCGTGAATTGGCAGAAAAGCGCGCAGACGCTGCTGACAATGCGGCCGAGATATGGGAATCCGCCAGCCCGGCGAGCGACGACCATCCGTACTTAGTACGCAAGCAGATCAGCGCCAATGGGCTGAAGGTTGCCGGAGATGGCCGGCTCATTGCTCCATTGCTGATAGCCGGCGAGATTGTCAGCCTTCAGTACATTGCGGCCGATGGCATGAAGCTGTTTCTTAAGGGTGGCCGGACGGCCGGCGCTTCATGGCTGATAGGCGAGCATCAAGGTGCGGCAACCTACTATGTGGCCGAGGGCGTGGCTACTGGTCTTACCATTTTCGAGGCTACCGGACAGCCCGTAGCTATCGCCTACAGCGCCAGCAACATGACGGCGACCGCCAAGGCATTGCGGGAATATGCCGGCGATACGGCGCGCATTGTTATCGTGGCGGACAATGACACCAGCGGAACAGGGCAGACAGAAGGAAAGAAGGCAGCCGAGGCTATCGGCGCTCAATTGGTCATACCACCAACACAAGGGAATGACGTCAACGATTACGTCAACGACGGCGGCGACCTCCCTGCCCTGCTCAATCCACCAGCCGAGAGCGGCTACCTTGTTCCGGCTGATGACTTCTGCCGGGAACCCGCGCCGATTAGCTGGCTCATCAAGCACCATCTACAGCGTGACGCGCTCATCATGGTTCACGGCCCAAGCGGCGGCGGCAAGACTTTCGTGGTTCTGGATATGGTGCTATCCATCGCCAGCGGAAAGGCCGATTGGTGCGCTAACCGAGTGACGGCCGGGACGGTCGTCTATCTTGCAGGCGAAGGACATCACGGCCTGCGCGGCCGTCTGGCGGCGTGGAAGCTGCACAACAGCGCCTCACACCTGGATATGTGGCTATCTAAGGCCGGCGAGGACTTGAACACACCAGGCGGTTACATGCGCGTCCGTGAGGCTGTCATGGGCTTACCATCAAAGCCGGCCGTGATTGTGGTCGATACCCTGCACCGATTCCTTAATGGCGACGAAAACAGCGCACAGGACGCCAAGACAATGCTAGACGCCTGCTCTAGCCTGATGGTGGAGTTCGGTTGCTCCGTCGTGCTGGTGCACCATACCGGCGTATCTGATGAGGCGCAGCACCGGGCGCGTGGATCCTCTGCCTGGCGCGGCGCGCTGGATATCGAGATCAGCGTAGTACCAGGAAAGGACGGCGCACCGCTCGAGGTCGTGCAGCGCAAGAGCAAGGACGCGGAGCTAACCGCACCCGTTTACATGACCATAACGCCTGTTCAACTCCCATGGATTGACGAGGATGGCGAGCCGGTTACGTCGGCCGTCGTCGTGCAGGCAGACGCACCAGAAGGCAAGGAAGAAGATACCAAAGTCCCGGCAGGGGCGCGGCAGTTGTTCGAGTCGGCATGGTTTGCACTTGGCGACATTGACCAAGGCAGGCCGTATCTGACCGCCTCTGCATTCAATGAATACACCAAAAGCCGAGACTTTCCGACAGACGGCGCACGACGGCAGGCGCTTTCTGCTGCAAAAAAGCAGCTTGTCAGCGGCGGCTATCTTGAGGAATACAAGTCTGGATATATCGTCTCGGACTCAATGGCAGCAATGGTTCTGGTGCTTTCAAGGGCTACTAAATAATGACTGTCAGTGCTGTCAGTTTACTGTCAGTACGCTGTCAGTCTGACAGTTGGCAAGGCAATTGACCTGTCAGTGACAAATGGGTTACGCTCCTCGTGAGCGTACCCCAGTTACTGACAGTCATGTTGCGCGGTCAAAGTAACAAAGCAGAGGGTACAAAATGCAATCCGTTATTTTCCCATATCCCCCATCAGCTAACCGATATTGGCGCATCTTTCGAGGCCGGGCGGTACACTCAAAAGCCGCTGCCGACTACAAGAAAGCCATCCGCTCTATGGTGGAATCAGAGCCGACCGATGAGCCTGTGCAGTTGGCCGTTATCTTGCATCCAAAACAGAACAAAGACGGCTCCGAGTGCAAGACAATCATCGACCTGGACAACTGCCTGAAGGTGGCACTCGATGCACTACAAGGCGTGGCGTATGCAAACGACAAGCAGGTTAGAAAGATCACTGCCGAGTACGGCGACCCGTTACCAGATGGCGGGCTGACTGTTTCAGTTACCCGGCATTGACCACGCCCCCGCCTCTAACGCCAACGATGAGCCCACTAACGGTAGTTGACCAATGCGCCACGTTGCACAATAATAGCCACATCAGCGCCGGTCGATGCTGGTTGTTGATTTTGGCGAGATGCGGATCGCCATAGATTTTGACCCGACCTCCCCCTCATTTTTTATTCCAATGATGCGCTGGATCAGTGGGGCGACCATCCATACCGCTACCCTTAGCCCCTCCCGCCTCCTCAGCCTGCTTGGTACTAGAGTGGCAGCTTGCACAGAGACTCTGCAAGTCCCCGTAGAAAGCCACCATGTCACCACGGTGCGGGGCAATGTGATCGGCAACTGTCGCGATGGTCAGATGCCCAGCCCGCTGACAGTATCTGCATAACGGCTCGCGCTGTAACTGAGCCTTCCGCCTGCGTTGCCAGCAAGCGGTCTTGTATAGGTTAGTGTGCTGTCCCACCTCACCACCTCGCTGCCAGTAGTCTGCTCATTGTATCAGATGGCGGCTCTACCCTGCGTACTGATGCACTATGCGCGGCACGCTTGGCCTTCTCGGTCATCTTGACGCCGAGCACACCTGCCCGGTTTTTTATCCGGCCATGGGATACTCCTTCAAGATGAGGCACGACGGCACTGGCTCCGCCGTCAGGGTAGTGCAGATAAATAAACTTGTCCTTGTCCGGTGTCCAGAAGATAGGGCTGCTCACTTGCCAGTCTCCCGGTATGCTGCCAATACCACGCGAACGCCCTGGGCAATGCTTCCGTGACCAGCGATCCTCAGCCGCTCCTTGTCCTCTGGCAGCAGGTTGATATTGCAGGGCTTTGCGTCTTTTACGTTATCGGGTTTTTGCCATTCTGGGGGGTTCATTTTGTTCTTCAGTATTTGCTGTTGTATTAATTTTGGTGGCTAGTTGGGGTTAGCTGCTACTGGCATCGCCCAGGAAAAGCGCCGCATCCTCTGCGCCAAACAGCCCTTCCGATCCTTCGGAAAGGATTGTCGTGGCAGCATTGGCTGCATTGAGCAGTGCAATCGCCGCAGCAAAATCCAGAATCGCCTGCCCTGCAACGCACGTCGGATTTACCTCGCTCACGTCAACCTCGTTACCGCAGGCCCAATAGGCTGACGCAACGATTTGAAGTGCTGGCACTCCGTAGAACCCGTGGCATTTCTTGCCGGGATTTCGCGCCTTGAAATCAGCTTCGGCTTTCCGCAAGACCTGCTTAACGGCGTTCGTGGCTTTCAAGACCTGCCGAACCGCATCCGCGCTGTCGCGCTCGCCATGAAACACAATGCCATCCAGTTCCTTCATCGCAGCATGAAGCGCCAGCCGGCTCACGGCAGCTTGATCATCATCGCTGGGGGATACCCAATCTTCTTCGCTCATGTTCTCTCGCCTTTATGGTTCGCAGCTAACAATTCATTCAAGCCGACGCCGCTTCGCCTGGCTGCGGTGTATTTCGCAAAATTCATAGTACTTCCCCTGTAAAAAACCTAACCGGGCAGAAGTGGCTGGTTCCATTTTGGAACATGCCACATCCTGTTAAAGCGCGGTCGGGTCAAAATCTATGGCGATCCGCATCTCGCCAAAATCAACAACCAACATCGACCGGCGCTGATGTAGTTATTATTGTGCAACGGTGCGTATTGGTCAACTACCGTTAGTGGGCTGATTAGTGATTTCCGAAAAAATGTTGCTTGATCTCATCCCAAGGTATTCCGCAGCGCAGCCCATGCTCAAGAGCTTGTAGGCTGTGAGCAGCCGCTCTCTGACTGACATCCGGAAAGGCCATGCCACCCCGTAAATAACCTTGACCTCCGGCAGATTGGCGAGTTCTGCCTTCCAGCTTTTGACGGGTAGGGTTGTCCATATCCGCAGGGCCTCATCGTTTGCGTTCAAGGCGGGCGCACTCCGCGAAATGCGCCCGCATATGACCCGCCCATGTCTCAACCGTCTGCTGGTTCGGATGGCTGGCCATGTATTTAGCGCGGCTCATGGCCCTATCAAGGTGGACGGTGTAGACGGTTGGCTTGTGGTTGTGTCTGTTCATTTTCTCCAGTCCTCCGGCATGTAGTCCCATGCGACGTTGCCAAAGCTCATCATGTCCAACCTGGTTGCTAGTGGGATAACTAGGCCACGCTCAGAGTCGCGAGCCTTACCGATGATGCACTCGGTGTACTCTGGGTACTTGGTCTGCGGGTTGTAAACCGAGTCGCGGTACAGAAACAAGATTGTATGCGCGTCCTGCTCGATAGCTCCTGAGTCGCGCAAGTCTGCCATAGTTGGCCGCTTGTCCGCCCTATCCTCTAGCTTACGGTTAAGCTGTGCAAGTAGCAGGATTGGGATCTCCAATGATCCAGCAAGCACCTTCAGCCCTCGGGTAAGGTCAGCGACGGCCTGCGCCCTGTTCTGCCCGTCTGGCATGTCCATCAGCCCAAGGTAGTCGATCATGGCAAGGCTCAGTCCGTGTTTTCGCTTGTGATGCCGGAGACTCGCCTCTAGCTTGCGTAAGTCCATACATGGGCGGTCATCGATGGCCAGATTCCATGACTGCATCTTAGCTCCGAAGGCACCGATATGCGCGCCGATCTCATCCATCTTAGCCATACGGACGGATTCGTAGCTGATCTTTTGGCAGTAGGATGCCAGCCGGTTGAATACCGCAGTCTTTGGCATCTCAAGTGACGTAATGAATACACCATGACCTGCATTGGCAACATTGGCACAGATATTCAGTGCAA